GCTCCTGACGCTGGCGCTTCGAAGAAGGCTCGCAAGTTTGCTCAAGAGGGCGGGTTCGCTGGCCTGATTCAAGCTGAAAAGGTCCGGGAACTCTCCACCGGCAAGATTCTGGAGACGCGTATCAGCATGGAAGGGCACAATCATGATAGTGACCACGACTTCCTGATCGTGGACGACATCTGCGATGGTGGCCGTACGTTCACGGAACTGGCGAAGGTTCTGCGTCCGTACACCGATGGAAAGATCATGCTGTACGTAACGCACGGTATCTTCAGTGCTGGTCCTGAAGTGTTTGACAACCTGATCGATGTTGTGTACACTGCTAATCCTGTCGGCGTTACTGGCAAAGCAGCCGTGGAATCCGGCAAAGTAACAAGACTGTAAGAACCACTACCAACCAAGGAGAAAACATGGACAAGGAACAAAAGACTACCCTCATCATCATGGCTACCGGCGTTGCCGGTCTGATCCTGATGGTGTTTGCATTCGGTGCTTACCGCGCATTCGCTTAACCAACCAAGGAGAATAACAATGAAAGTCAAACCGCACCTGATCCTCGATTCGTACAAGCTGGGCCACATCGACCAGTACCCGGCAGGCACTCAGTACGTGTATTCCAACCTGACGGCTCGTTCGGCTGGTCACGCCAAGATGGGCAAGCTATACGACAACAAGGTGGTGTTCGTCGGCCTGCAAGGCTTCGTGAAAGAGTTCCTGATCGAAGCATGGAACGAGTACTTCTTCAAGCGCCCGAAGGACGAAGTGATCGTTGAATACAAGCGCCGCTGCGACAACTTCCTCGGCCCAGACTCGGTACGAGTCGATCACATCGCAGCTCTGCACGATCTGGGCTATCTGCCGATCATCATCAAGGCACTGCCGGAAGGTTCGCGTGTGGACATCAAGGTTCCGTTCCTGACAATCCGCAACACGCTGCCGCAATTCTTCTGGCTGACGAACTACCTCGAAACCGTTCTGTCGGACGAGCTGTGGCAACAAATCACGGTAGCGACCATTACGTACGAATACCGTCGCATCCTGAACAAGTACGTGGAACTCACCGACTCCGACATCGGCTTTGCCGACTGGCAGATTCACGACTTCTCGATGCGTGGTATGGTCGGCTGGCACGGTGCAGCCAAGGGCGGCGCTGCTCACCTGTTCGTCTCGCGTGGTACGGATACGCTCCCGGCTATCGACTATCTGGAAGAGTATTACAACGCCGACGTGACGAAGGAACTGGTGGCTGGTTCGGTCCCGGCTACGGAGCACTCCGTAATGTGCATGGGCGGCAAGGACGATGAAATCGGTACGTTCCGCCGTCTCATCAAGGACGTGTACCCTTCTGGCATCGTGTCCATCGTTTCGGATACGTGGGACTTCTGGCAAGTGATTACAGAGTATGCGAATACGCTGAAGGATGATATCCTGAACCGTACGCCGAATGCTCTGGGCCAAGCCAAGGTAGTGTTCCGTCCGGACTCTGGCGATCCTGTCAAGATCATCACGGGTTACACCGATGACGAGTTGTTCTTCGTTGACGGTAAGATGATCCCGAAGGCTTCGATGACCGTTGACAACATCGACGGTACGCCGATCACTGAGGCGGAACGTAAAGGCGCTGTCGAATGCCTCTGGGATATCTTCGGTGGCGATCTGACGGCCAAGGGTTACAAGACCCTGAACCAACGCGTCGGCCTGATCTACGGTGACAGTATTACGCTGGAGCGTGCGGAGCAAATCCTGCAACGCCTGATGGACAAAGGCTTCAGTGCCGGTAACATCGTGTTCGGTGTTGGTAGCTTTACGTACCAATACATCACTCGCGATACGTTCGGGCAAGCTGTAAAAGCGACATGGGGAGTTGTCAACGGAGTTCCACGCGAGATTCAGAAAGACCCTAAAACTGGAGATGGGATGAAGAAATCCGCCACTGGCTTGCTCAGGGTTGAAAAAGAGGGAGATACTTTTGTTCTGTATGATCGTCAGAGCGTCGGTGACGAACAGCGAGGTATGTTGGAGACGGTTTTTGTAGATGGACAACTGCTTCGTGAAACCACTTTCGCAGAGATTGTAGAAAGGCTCCGTACGTAAGTTGACAAGGAAGGCATCGTAGTGTACAATGGAACATTTAGAAAGGTACTAATCCATGAAATACGAAGATGTCTTCTACTATGACGAAACGAGTCCGTCCTGCCTCCGGTGGAAAGTCAGCAGATACTCAGGGCGAGGTTATAAACGTCTCGTCGTATCCGCCGGTGCTCCTGTAGGTAGTGTAGACTCAAACGGCTACTACACGACCCCGTTTAACGGGAGCAACACAAGATGCCATAACATCGTTGCGGAGTTGTGTGGGCTAGATGTCCCTGACGGGTATTTGGTAGACCACGAGAACAGGAACCGCCTCGACAACAGGATCGGGAACCTGCGTGTAATCAAATCCATCCTAAACGTCAGGAACCGTAAGAAACACTCCAACAATAGCACTGGCGTCACAGGAGTTTACAGGTACACAAATACAATCAACGGCGTAGCTTACAACTACTACGTAGCCCAGTGGGATGAACTGAACGGCAAGCGGCGTGTCAAACGATATAACATCGCGACATACGGTGATGCCGAAGCCTTCAGGCTGGCAACTGAGAAAAGGAGCGAGATGATTAACAAACTAAATGCCGAGGGAGCTGGTTACACTAGCGGCCACGGAACGTAAGAAAGAAGCACTATGACACTAGACATCTTCGGTAATCCTCTATATACTGGTGATGTTGTCGTGTTCGCGGACGGAACCATCGCTGGTTCCGCCGTGTTGGAAGTGTACGAGGTAGAAGAGGTAATCGGGGAAAATACAGTCAGGGCTACCCTGATGTCCGGTCAATATGCCGGGAACGAATTCTACCTCCAATACACCGACAAGCGTTGCGCATTGATTCGTAACGTGTACAAGACCGCAGAACTTTTTCGTAGTACCTCTATCAACTAACAAGGAGAAATAACAATGAAACAATCGAAAAACTACATCGGCTTCGTCAACGATCACTCGGGTTCGATGGCCGGTAAGCGTGCTGAGGCAGCAATCATTGACTACAACGCCAACATCACGGCGATCAAGGATGCAGCAAACGCTGAACTGCTCGACACCGTTGTTTCCGTCGTCGGCCTCGGCATCGGCAACTCCCCGCTCGGCGGTTACGCCAACGGCACGGAACGTCAGGTCGTCATCTCGAATCCACACGTCCTGAAGCCTGTCTCCGACTGGCCGACTCCGGGTAACACCCCGCTGTACGACGGCGTGGGCGACATGATCGAACTGCTCGAATCGCTGCCGGATGCGAAAGACTCGCACGTTTCGTTCCTCGTGATGACCACGACGGACGGTGAAGAGAACGGTTCCCGTCGCTACAGCGCTGGCTCGCTCCGTCGCAAGATCGAAGAACTGCAACGTACAGGCCGCTGGACCTTCGTGTTCCGTATTCCGAGAGGCTACCGCAGCTACGTCAGCAACCTCGGCGTCCCGGCTGGTAACATCGTGGAATGGGAAACGACGGCAGAAGGCATGGCGAAAGCTACGGCTGCTACCACGCAAGCAATGCACAGCTTCTACGCTGGCCGTTCGGCAGGCAAGTCCAGCTCGACCGTGTTCTACGCTGACGCAACCGCAGTCGATACGTCGAAGCTGGTGGACATCTCGAAGCGTACGTCGCTGTATGTGGTGGAAGCTTACGAGAACGGTATCCAGATTCGTGACTTCATCCTGAAGCGTCGTCAGCGTTACCTGAAGGGTGCAGCGTTCTACCAACTGACGAAGACGGAAGCCCGCGTCCAGCCGTCGAAGATGATCGCTGTCCGTGATCGCGACACTGGCGTAGTGTACGCTGGCAAGGAAGCGCGTACGATGCTGGGCCTGTCGTCGGTGGACAACATCCGCCTGCACCCCGGCAACCACGGCAACTTCGATCTGTTCATCCAGTCGGAATCGGTGAACCGGAAGCTGGTGGCTGGTACTGGCGTGCTGTACTGGGAAGAAATCGGCGTACCGTTCACCCAAGAAGAGATCGACCGCTTCACGGGTAATGCAGCACCGAAACCTGCTGCCCCGGCTGTTGTGCAACTGCCTGCTGTCCCGGTGACGAACAAGCCGACGCCTTCGCCGCTGAAGCCGACTCCGAAAGCTACCCAGGCTCCGGCTGTGGTGTACGCTACCGGCAAGCCGAAAGCGATTACCCCGCCTCCGGGTGGCCGGGTGCGTTACCATGCTCCGACTACGAACTCGCTGTTCTACTCGACTCGTGACATCGCTCGTGAAGTGGCTCACTCGATGCCGGGTAAGAAGCAGTACGATGCAGGTCCGCAGGCACAACACGGTCGTCGTTTCTTTGTCGATGCTGCGTAATAATCTCTAAAGAGATTGCTTGACAGGGTAGATAGGAAGTACTACAATGCTTCCTGTCTACTGAAACTTGCAATCAGTCCTAGCATATGTTATACTACTACCTTTAAGGAGGTAGTAGATGAACGAGATTTTTGAGTACGATGAAACAAGTCCTTCGGGGATGAGATGGAAAGTTGACAGATATACGGGCCACTCCAAGACACGAAAGCATATCACCGCTGGAGATGTAGCTGGGCACTGGAGCAAAGCAGGTTACTGGACTGTCAACGTCAACAACAAAGCCTACTATGTGCATCGTGTTATCATGGAACTGCATGGTTACGATATAGACGGACTTGAGGTTGACCACCGTGACAAGAATAGATCGAATAACAAGCTAAGTAATCTTCGTGTCGTGCCTAGAGTCTTTAACTCCCGGAACATAACGATGAGGGATGACAACTCAAGCGGAGTGACTGGTGTTGTATGGCAAGAGTCAAAGTACAGCACCGTCGCCACTGCTTGCTGGCAAGAAGCTGGACGGCAACGTCGCAAGAGTTTTTCAGTTGGTAAGTACGGGCTGCTAGAGGCGTTTGCCAGAGCGGTCCAGTTCAGAAAAGAAACCATCCAGAGGCTTAATACCGAAGGATATGACTATACGGAAGGGCACGGAAATGACGCTACGGATCGAGAGCGGGGATTTGTTTAACGCTGCAATGGGTAAGCGAGTTATCATTGCGCACGGGTGTAACTCACAAGGGAAGATGGCGTCTGGTTTCGCTGGTATCGTCAAGAAACTTTACCCATTTTGCTACGACGCTTACATGCAGGAGCATAATGACTTCGGGCTGGTGGGTGGCGATGTAGTCTTTGCTACATCAAAGGATAGCAAGGTAGTAGTAGCTAATGCAATCACACAAGAATTCTATGGACGAGACGGCAAAAAATATGTAGACTATGACTGGGTAGTGGATTCGATGCTGAAAGTCGCTGCCTATGCAAAGCAACACAGTCTGCCTGTCATCCTGCCGATGATCGGCGGCGGTCTGGGCGGTGGTGACGTGAAACGCCTGAAGGCGATCTTCGAAGCCGTCTTCTTCGATGTGGATGCTACGCTGTACGTGCAAGAATGAGGCGCTTCTTCGGTTGGCTGAAGAAGCTGCTCCTTGAGGATAAGCCCCATCCGAAAGGTGATGAAATGTACCGGGGTAAAACAATTGAATAAGGAGTAATACAATGGACTTTATTTTGGGCTGCTTCACTATCCTGTGCTTCGTCGGCTGGATTCTGAACATCGTGAAACTGCTGAATATGTGCGGTGACACGCTGGTACTGGCTCTTCGTGTGCTCGGTATCTTCTTCCCGCCGCTGGGTGCATTCCTCGGCTTCCTGTAATACGTAACACTACCAACTAACCTAAAAGGAGAATCAAATGTTCGCATATCAATACCAATACATTCGTGCCAAATTCCTGAGCATCCCGCTCGTCCGTCGCATCCTGAAGATCAAGGATGAGGTTCGCAAGGTCGATAACGTCCTGACGGCGTTCAACGCGGCCGTGGCCGATCTGGAGCAAGTGGCTGTTCAACACGCTGGCATCGCCGTGGCACATGCCCGTGAAATCGAGCAACGTACCGCTGCCAAGCTCGCTGCTGAAGCCGAATCGCTGAAGGCAACGAACATCGCTGCCAAGATGAAGGCGGTGTTCCAATGAAGGTGGATACAAAGCCGAAGGTATTCACTCCTGTCACGCTAACACTGGAAACCGAAGGGGAAGTCCGCTTTTTCCGTGACGTGATGGGCAAGACTACCAACAGGACGGACACTGCGTACGGGATGGATACTAGCGTATCGCAGAGGGTGTTCGACGCGCTCGATAAGGTTTGCGACGACTTCGACATCAAACGTCCGACGAACGTAGACATCAACTTCAAAATGGGGGAGTAACATGACCACGAAGCAAGCAGCTCTGATCGAATACAGCCGCGAAATCGGCCCTCGTGTTCGTGACATCATTAACAAGAAGCAGATCATCAAGGACTTCATCACGACCGATCAACGTGCCGTCGAAATGGCTGAAGAAGCCAAGGCTGCGTCCGAAGCTGCCAAGGCCGAGTTGAAGAAGTACGTCGAAACGGAGAACGCCGAACTGCTCGAAGAAATCAAGGAGCTGGAGAAGGAACTGACGCTCGCCATCAAGGCTGCTGCACGTTCCACCAAAGGCACTCCCCGTGAGTTCAAGGCCGGTGAACTGAAGCCGTACTTCGTCGCCCGTAACAAGCCGTTCGAACAAGGCAAACCGTCCCCGGTCAAGAAGGTGATCGTCAAGGGCGATATGTTCGAAGTGTTGGAAGCCATCCTCGGCAAAGACGACTGACAATAAAAAAAAAAAAGGAGGGAGGACCATAACAGTCCTTCCCTCCAACCCACCCTACCACGAGTGTTCCATTACTTAGCTGCCGGTGGCGTCGATGCTGCCAGCAGCTTTGTCTTTTCTGCCGATCCGCTTGTGCTACCGAAGTAGTAGCTGATAACGCCGGTCCACGCCGTACCCAGCGTACCGAGCATGATATACAACACTTCCTTCGTACCGTCCGGAATCTTCCCGAACATCAACGCTGCCAACACACTGAAGAAGCCAATCGTAATCGCATAGGCCAGAATCTTCGGTGTGTTGTCCTTCACGTCCGCTTCACGCTTACGGGCTGAATCACGATCCGTTCCCGCCAGCTCTTCACGCTTGATACCTAGTGTTTCCATCTGCACAGCGTAGTCCTGATCCGCTTTCTTCAGGGCCAGCAGTTGATCGGGCGTAGCCCCGCTAATCGCCGCTACAAGCGCTTCTTGCTTGTCGGAGGTAGTTCCATCCGTCTTCAAGCCGAAAACGCCTTCTAGGGCCGCTACAGCCCCTCCAGCGAGGGGTCCGCCAATCGCTGTTGCCAGCGTAGGAGCGATCTTCGTCAGAACGCTACCCAAATCCTTGAAATCCATACCGCATCCTCTTTATACTTTAAAGTGAACCCGGTTGGTGATCCATCCAATCAGGAAGTCTTCCTGTACCGGGTTGTTTTTTGCGATTGCCAGATACCGGGCTCCACGGTTGATGATGAGAGCCTTCAGCAGAAGGTCTTCACCACGTTTGCTCAACAGGGTAGCCAGTACAGCCATCGTCCCCGGACCCAACGCACCGTCTTCCTTAATATCGACGTAATCTTTCCCTTGACGATTCAATAGGTTTAGACATTCTTGCAACGCTACCGCTGCTGCCTTCGGCCCCATGTTCACGCCCATGTCCGCTAGCTCTGCTGCTACCTTTTCCGATAGCACAGCAACCCGGTCGAACTTCGGTTCAAGCCAGTAGCGGTTCTTATACACCTGAACCGCAAAGCTCTTCGGCATATCCTTGATGGCTCCGTAGTAGCCGTTCGCACGTGCTACGACTTCAGTAATACCGTAGTTCGTCGCTCCCCCGGCGTCATTACAATCATTCACGTAACCGCCCTCGGCTACGAGAATGTCGTCAATAATTTTATCAACGACATCGGCCATTTCATTTCTCCTTATCTTGATTCTTGCTTACGTACCATCTCGATCATCAGCTTGAGCTGTGAAAGAATGTTCGTTTCTGTGGATCGAATCTGGTCCGTCAGACGGGCCGAGAGCTGTTCGATTTCCTTGTCATGCTTGGCTTCTAGCTTATTCACAAGTTTCTCCGTGTCGGCTTTCGCCTCTGCGATTTCAGATTGAAGTCGGCGTTCCATTTCAGTAACACGATCCGTGTCTGCTTTCTCTTTGATCGCATCAGCGTGATCTTTCGACTCATCACGTAGAAGTTTCCACACAACACCTACCAGAAGAGTGATGAACGTAAATAGACCGCCTGCGATCCACAGTACTACAGTTTCATTTGGCATTTCATAGTCCTTAGATATTTGGCTTTAATGCCAGTAAAGTATTGCCAGTGATGTGTCCAATGTTGTTGAATACGTCACGGCCTGCTTTTGCGAGAGTAGCCGCAGCCAATTCGAAACAGAACCACGAATTATCTTCAGTCCAATCGCGATCAGGGGCGATAGCCAAACCAAATGCGCCTTTGAAATCGTAGGCTTTGCCTACTTGTTCGCGGGCGTATTTCAGTCCAGCTTCCGCATCCTGTACTTCAAACTCCACCGTTCTGACAACAACGGAACCTTTCAATGCTTCGTCGAATAGCGCACGACGACATCCGTGCGTCATAGAGGCTTCGATAAGGTAATCACCGTCTTTAACAAGGCAGTGGGAAGCTTCGGCATTCTTGAAACGGCTACGTGGTAGGCAGAAGCGAATAAGCCAAGAAACCGGATTCCACTTCCTTGTTGTAAAAACTACAGTGATCTTTTCCATGTTGTTATCTTTCTGTATTACAGAGTAGAAGCAATAATGAATAGGTTATCGATGTCCGCTTCTGACATGCCAAGTGCAGAGCCTAGCATCTGTGTGATCGCCCTGTCCCTGTCCACAGCACTAGAAAACTCCCACTCAATTTGAGCTGCCTCCTTTTGAGGGCTAGGCATTGAAGCAATCGCTGCATCAACACTAGATAGTTTCCCGGCTTGAAGCAGAGCTAGGCGGGCCTGTCGCATGGTAACGGACACGGGGACGGCAGGGGTTACAACTGGGTCCGGAACTTCGACCTCTGTAACGCCCATCGCATCCCTGTTAGCCTTGTCGTGAAACCATCCGACAGGGTATTGGACATCTTCAATTACTTGAAAGGTGTTGATATCAAACGGTGAGCCGTTTAGTTGGTATGTAATCATGTACACTCCTTTAGAAGAAAGATAGGAACGTAGGCAATGCTTTTAAGAACGTAATATTCGCATTGTTGCCTAGGTTCGTAGACGACCGTGCCGTGAACGTCGCGGACGGCGATCCATTGATATCTTTGATTTTGCAAAAGTCCAGATAGACCGTCCCGCCGCCAGTCTTCGTTAGGTTTGCTCTTGTTCCCGAAGTGGCTGACTGGATCGTAATGGGAGATGCTGGTGTTCCTACGACCTGATAACTTGCAGCGACGAGGCCCGTCGTACCAGTTGGGCAGGATACTATGCACCCCGGATCAATGCGAACGCTTGCTGCACCAGTGGAGGGAACTGTAAGAGTCAAAACCCCCGTACCAGCCCCAGACACCCAGACCGCAATAGCTGTTGTAGTGTTCGGGAGAGTAAGAGCCTTCGCTGTAGCACTAGCATCAGTGGTTTTCATTGTGCAACCCGTCGCTGCTGTGTAGCTAATGCCGCTGGCGCCAAACAGTGTATTTGCCCCGGTGAACGTCCACGTCCCACTGCCAAGCTTCCACGTTACTGTCGCTCCGTTACCTGCGGATGATGAGCTGAGAGCGCTCAGCGTGACATTGTATGTGACAGCATCAAATGTCCATCCCTGCTCCGTAGTACCGTCAGACTGGTAAGCCACGTTGGGAATGACATTTCCGGACACGCTAATGTTCGAACCCAACGTTACGGAAGTTCCTATATTCAGCGTAGTGATTGGAACGTTCGGAGCAATGAGGGTGTACGTCGTCGAAAACCCGTTGACTGTGCCTAGTGTCAACGTAGCAACGCTCGCTGTGCCCGTCAAGTTGTTGGTAAAAGCTCCGCCACCAGCTAAGGTGTTTAATGTCCCGGTGAACGTCATAGCTGCCGAAGCAGACGTGTTGATACTTCTACATACACCAGCAACAATTGAGCGCGAGATCCCAGAATTCGCATCGAATACGACATCGATAGTGTTGTTGGGAGTTGATCCATTAGACGCCCCTCCGGACGTGTTGGACCAGCCCCCAGCAGTGCTCCAGTTTGTGAGTCCCGGTAGAGCGTAATATGTAGTCATATCTTACCTTACATGTTGCTCAGTGCGGCCACCAAGTCCCACTTGGAATCTGTCGCGTTATAGACGAAGCCTAGGTAGGTCCATTTGCCCACGACTGTTGTGGAAGGGAATGGAATCTCCGTTGGTGCACGGTAGATCGCGTTGTAGGCAAGGGTTTGAGCTGTTCCATTGTCCTTAATACGGTACATGAGTTGTCGTCCGTCCGTTAGCGTCCCGGTCGGTACGCCCAAGGTCACTCCTTGCGCTGCTGCTGTCAGTACGTACATGTCGTAGTTGTTCATATCCGGTACAGGCCCGTTGGTGTTCACTACGGTCTGAACTCGACGTGTTAGCGTTCCGGTAGGTCCAATGTCGCCCGTGCGCTGGAAGAACAGCAGAACCGCGTCGGTATCAACAAAGGGGCTCGCCGAGCTGCTTCCGGTCGGTGTGACGTAGTAGACACGGTAGCCGGTAGGGGCGCCCACTGAGTTGACATTGAACGTCAGCCACTTGCTTGCGTCACCTTGTTTGACAAGACGGAGCTGGCCTAACACAGCGCTCGTTGATGTGCTCATAGAGTCGAGCAGTGTTGTCACATCAGTGTTAGCACTATTGAGCACATCGACATAGATCGCTGTTGTGGCATTTTGCGCTCCGGAGGTTAGAAGGCCGATTTTGCCTGTGCCGGGGTCAGTGCTAGCAACCTGCCCTGTTTTGAACGTGTACGGAATCGCGTACGCTCCGCCAGCAGCTATGCTGTTCAAGTTAGCTGCTAGTGCGTTAGCATCTGTTACGAATTGCGGCAGAGCTGCAATAAACGTGTCAGAGTTCGTGATAAACACGTCTGGAGAATCTGTCCGCTTCGGCGCAGTTGGTAGTAGTGTAATAGCCATACTTATCCTTTAAGTTAGTCCCTCGACAGATAGCGTGCAAACTGAATAATTTTGATACGCAATGTCGATACTGAAGTCTTTGTAGAAACCATAAATGGTCGCAGAGCTGTACTGGTCGTCCCCGTCGTTCGATCCAATGTACACAACGGGTGTAGCCCTATATTGAGATAGAAGTCCGTGCAGTACATCTACAGATGAAGTCGGTAAATGAATGGTGAAATCCGCCTTCTTACTAAAGGCTCGTTGCGTAATAGTGTATGTACCGAAGGCGTCCTGAGTCTTAACGCTATAATCAGTAACTCCTACCTTTGCGCTGGCCTCTGTTGTACCAATTTCTTTCGCCAGTCCAATAACAATTCCGCCAATACCCGCTGTACCGTTCGCATTCGGCACGCGGACGGTAATTACCCCTGTAGCTGACGGTGCAATTGGTAGGTCCGTAAATGAGAAATCTCCAACGCGTACAATTGGCTCATAAAAATAACTATACCAATCTTGGATAGCGCTGTCCGATGTCAGGTTTGCGGTGTTTCGGTACACCACAACTCCGGCTGCATCTACCATACTTACCTGAGCGCTACTTGCAGTGATGTTTAGGCCTACAAGGGAATCCACGCGTCCTCCGGGCACGATTGCCATTACAACTTCTGACGAATTTGTAGCTTGGGACGTAATGTACTGGTCGTACGGAGCCCACTTATTTGTTGGTCCAACTTTTACCCAGTGTGTAGTATCTGTCGTCGGGTCGTTGCCCACGTTACCGGCTCCAGTGACGTTCGCCACTACTGCTATCGCTCCTGTTGCGGTAACTGCTGAAGTCCCTCCTGCTGTCGTCGTGATCGTAAACGTATTGGCGTCGATTACAGAGAAAACGTAGTAAGTAGTGCCCACTACGATATTCGACGGGAGATTAGCCCCTGAATTGATTAACACAGTATCGCCCACTACTAGCCCGTGGGTCGGCAGTTGGAATTGGTACGCCTGTCCGCTTGCTGAGGCCACAATCTTAACATTCCCTATAATACCTGTAATAGACTCATATACTAGGTGCTGAGACGTTACGATGCAACGTGACTGAGCTGAAGGGTATAGCGAATTAGGCTTAACGTATGTTGTTGAAGAACTCCAGACTGGATAGTCGTTTTCAGCGATATTTGAATATAGTAGCCCAGTTCCGGTAATGACATCGGCAGCACGTGTAACCGCTGCGCCGGTTGTTGATATATAGCTGGTCGCGACGGAGCCAGCCTCAACTTGTGCGCCCCAAATCATCCACTGCTCACCGACCGCGTAGACGCCCCCGGTGGCACCGGCATAAACGTTGAGTGTGTCTCCGGGGCTTACGCCACTTGTGATGGTAAGGCTCAGCCTGTACCACCCCCCGCCAACCGCTTCGGACGTACCGATAGCATAGGGTGCCTGCGGGCCGATGAGTGACACACTGCCATCTACGTAGTTGACTTGAGCGTAAGCCAGATCCAACCCGGTCGTGATGTTGTACAACCCGAACGAGCGAGCGTTCGGCAACGCCGCGTTGCCGAACTTAAAAAATATGCTGTACGTGAGTGTGTTACCCGGCGCAATAATCGCGTAATAAAGAATGCATCCGGCTGTTCCCGTCGTCGCGACGAGCGTTGCCGAGTTGGTGCCGTCCGGCGCCGCTCCGGCGTTCGACGTAGTGGAAACTAACGTCTTGGCCCAGCCTGTCGTGAAATTGGAGGATTGCGGTATCAAATTCGTGGTGGCGGGCTCTACCAGCGCATATGGCGCGTTCGTAAGATCACTTGGATCATACGTAATTCTAAGTGTATTAGCAGGCGCAGTTTGAAGTACTCCACTCTTATCCCAGTATGTGCCAGTGCTGGCCCTTGTCAAAGTCGCTGTCTGGGTTACAGGTACGGGGCGAACAATCTTCATTTTAGTTACCTTTCTTATCTGAATGACGCCCAGCGTCATACGCATAATTTTACCATGCGTAATACTGTGTGTCAAGCAAAAGCCAAAAATAAAGGCCGCACCACTGGTGCGGCCTTAACATTACGTACTTGGACGTTCTGGTGGCATTCCGTATCCATCCCACTGCTTGACGATTTTAACCATTTCGTTCATTTTCTGAACGTTGGCTACATCTCCTCGTACGATGACATCCATCAGTTGGTCCAACTTCGTAGCTACGCTTGACTCTCCGCTGGAAGCCTTGTCAGAATCCACTTTGTCAAGTTTGCGTTGAAGCTCAGCATTGTCTGCTGCCGGGATAATACGTTCGCCCTTATGCACCATAGCGAGCATATCTTCCGGTACGTTGTTGGTTCCTACGTCGAATGACGGAAGCTTACTTGTAGCTTTGTACTCTGCACTATCGTAGAACGCTTGCGTGACTTGAGCCATTGTTGCGCTCCCGCTCGATAGAGCATTCATCCAGAAGGCTTTTCCGGCTTCGTCACTTGCGCGTCCTAGAACGTTCTTGTACAACGATTCCACCGCTGCGGATACGCCTCCAGTGTTACCCGCTTGCACCGCAGCGTAGTTATTCTTCGCTGTAGTTGCTTCGCTCATTGCTCCGGCAAAGTTAGCCAAAGCCGCAGCCACGGTTAGAACACTGTTGTCGATACCCTTTAGCGCATCCAACTGTTGGCGAGCTGTATCCAACTGCTGATCCAGCGTGTCAAGTTGTTTCTGGTAAATGCTGACTTGAGACTGTCCAGCGCGCTGCAACGACATCAGAGCCGCATTAGCCTCTGCCTGTGCACGCTGGTACTCAAAAGCCGTACTGTATGCATCTGTGCTTTGGCTAGATACGGTTTTGATCGCATCATCAAGACCCGCCACCTTCGAGATATCACCCCCACTTCCAACTGTCGCGATGGCTTGGTTAATTACTGCCAATGCCTTCTTGAACGAATTGATTTGCGTATCTTTAGGTGCAGTCGCTTTCAATGCGTCCGCCAACGTAGATAGTACATTGTTGATCGAGTCCACCGACGATTGAATCTTCGTCTTCTCCGCGTTAATCGATGTTTCGAGACGACTGTAAGCTGTTTCAGCTACACTCACTGCGTTATCGAATGCGGTTTTGGCTGCATCAACTGCATCGGACGAGAACATGTCCGTTGACTTGGCAAGATCGTCAATCGAGGTTTTCAGTGTATCGAACCCGCTAGCGAGTGCTAGGAGCTGACCAACTTTCAATTGATCCCCTGCTGAAGCTGCTGCTGTAATCCACGACTTCAGTTCGTCACGCGTATTCGGCAACGTATAGCCGATAGCTGTGAATTGAGCCGTCATATTCGACGTTTCAATCGCAACCTTCTGAGCTGCTGTAAAATACTTATCGTAGAACGAACTCAAATCACTCGTCAGAGATTTCAAATCACCTGCACCTTGCAACGTAGCCATATTAAGCCCGCCACCGAGTCCAGTGTCTTGCATCTTCTTACGAGCTGCCACGAGGTCTGTGTAAGCTGAGATAACGTCGCTCATGGTCCCGGTGATCTGGGTCATGATTTCACCAACTCCGCTTGCGCCTTCTTTCAATGCAATCGACTGCTTCGCAATCTCGTACGAGATGTCACCAGTCTTGTTTGCGATGTCGAGGTAGCTAACAGCGCTTACGTTCAGCTTCTTCAGTGCTGCATCAGCTTGTTCGATTCCGCCCGCTACGCGTACGACAGTCTCAGCGTATCCTTCTCCGACTTTCTGGAACGCTGTCATTTGCGGATACACCTTCTTAGCAATCTCGTCCATTGCACCGGAGATAACGTTGTTGATCGCGTCCGTAAGGTCTTGGCCTTTCAGGTCTTTCAACGAAACTTTAGTACTCTCCAGTACCATGTTTTGGATCGCTGTGCCAACTGCGTCGCTGTTGCTTCCTAGTGTTGTTGCAGCGCTCTTCAACGTAGCATCCAGTCCTTGGAAGACAAGAGCGAACTGGTTGGACATCTCTGCACTCAAGGCTTGCGTCATCGAGCTGTCCTTGCTAGACTTAATGAGTCCGAACAGAGAAGACGAAGATGTGTTCGTAACAGCGTATTGATTGAAGCCTTTGCCCAACATAAGGTCGGCAACGCTTCCGCCGAACGACAATCCCGAATCTTTCAGCGTCGTCGAAGACTTACCAAACAGTGCACCTAGAAATCCGGAACCGCTTGACTTCAATCCGAGGTCGAAATTAGAACCTACGGAAACACCGCTACGAGCAACCAGATTCGAAAGCCCAGTCATTGCAGCTTCGATACCTTGCAGCGATGTAAGCATGTTCTGCGTCAATGGTAGCATCATGTCTGAGTTGTTTTTCAGATCATCCAGAGCTTTACTAATCGACTCAGACTTGGCATCTGCGTCTCCTAGAACTGTCCCTGTACCTTGATGCTTCTGAACGTAGTCAGACGACAGTTTTGGATCAGAACCGTTTCCACCCCCTGTCACCGCATACCCCAGTGCAGCCATCGTAGCGCCCATTGCGGCGATTCCTGCCCAACCTCCCATCCCTAGCTGGGCGAAGAATTTAGAAGCAGCTTCGTAAATATTAGCAGCAGTACGGACTGAGATACGTGCCATCTCAGCAACGTGGAATACTTGAGAGATACCGTTCAACAGTTTGAAACCTCTAGACTGCTTATCAAAGAATCCGCTAGCAGCTTGGGTCATATCGCCGTATTGTTTCATCCGGGTTTCTGCGGATGCATTTTCGGTATTTTGGTACTCCATCGACGCTTTACTTAGATCGCCAAGAGCTTTGCCCGGTGCACCGAAAGCATCACTCAGCGCCTTTGAGATAGCGTCAGCCGCCTCCAGCCATTTCGTTTTAGCACTATCTGCTTCAGCCCCAAGTGCCTTAGATGCCTCAGCGTACTTCTTCCAAGCTTCGGGCGTATTAGAGGTTTGCGCATCGAGGAACAAATTCATTGTCTTGGCACGTAGCACACCCATCGCAGTTTCAAATTTCTTTGTTGCTTTGGTTGCGTTATCGAAGATGTCAGACACACTACTTCCGTATGCTCCGTCCTTCAGCCCTTTCAACGTCCCTTGCACATCCAGCAATGCGGTATCAAAAGCTACCGAGTCTTCTTTAAGTTGCGCGGATTGCATTGCTGCAAGCTTAATTGCGTCCTGTGCAGCTAGGTATTCTTTAGCCACTGCATTTCCAGTTGCGGAAGCGTCCGAAGCAGCTTGCATCCATCCAGTCTTACTTTCAGCGCTCCACTTCAAGCTAGCAGCTTCTACAAACTTACCCTGATCCTCAAGAGCCTTGATTTTCAAGTTTGTGATTTGCGTTTGCATCTCACGTTCCGCTGCCAACGTGTTGGCTCTGCGCATCTTCTCAGCTTGCTCGATACTCTCGTTAGCTCGGTCAATTTCGCCTTGGAATCTCTCTGCATCAGCCTTCTTATTCGGCGTAGCTTCTGCGATCTTTTTCTGTGCTGCTGCGTCTTCTGCGATTCGTTTGTAGGTAGCTACTTCCTTATCTGCGACCTTGTCAATAAGTTGCAACTTGCCGATCTGACCCGCTTTGAACTTGGCGTCTTCTTGCTCACGGAATTCGCTCAGACCTTTGCTAGCCATTTTGATGTCGTTTTGAAACTTCGTAATAGCTTCGTTATAGGCATCGTTGGCGCCCTTGATGTCTGGTTTGCCAGTCAACATGCCTGTACCAGTCGACAGGAAACGGTTATCTTTCGCTGCCTTATCATCAATCTCAGCGGACTGTTTACGGGCACGGTTAAGTGTCAGCGTGTTCAGTTCAGTCTCTTTGATGAGCTTATTCGCTTTAGCAAGAGCTTCGTTGTACAGTAAGTTCTGTTTAACATAGTCAGCTACAGCCGAGCCACCGCCTGCAAGAATTTGATCCCGAGTTCCCGGGTTAGCGATAACAAGGTTGGCAGTCTTCCTTTCCTGCTCAGACATTCCTGCCCACATCGCTTCCTTCGCCTTCTTCATTGCCTCTACACCAGCTTTCACAGTGTTTACGGCTCTAGCTGAAGCATCCTCTTGGGCTTGCATTTCCTGTTCGCGGGCAATAGCAGCATCGCTATAACCTTTCTTCTTCATCTCCAGAACTGCCAACTCTTTCGCGGCTGCTTCACGAACACGGTCAGCATACTCCTGAAGGTTGTCCTCTGCTGGCTTGTTATCTAGGGCTTTGTCTTTAGCTGTTTTGTAAACACCCCACAGGTATGTAAGACCGGCAATTGCGATGCCAATCGGTCCTAGAGATGTCCAGAAACCTTTCGCAGAGACAGATGCCACGTCGAATGCTAAAGCTACAGCCCCGAGCCCTTTTGCGAACTCGAAGACCTTCATACCAGCGTAAGCCAGTGCGAGGTTTTTAATAACCCCGATGTGATCTACAAGATACTTGGTCAGGTCTGCAACGTTGGTTGCAATTTCCTTCAACCCTGCCTTAAACTCTCCCGAGTTGAATGCAGCTTTCAGCGAACGAGCTACTGATCCGATTTGTGGCTGAACGTCAGCAAACACTTCCGAGAAAACAGATTGAATAGTATTGCCAACGCTTTTTAGCTGGTTAGAAGTGGTCTGTCCCATGGCAATCGCAGAAAGCGTTGCGAATGCGGCGGACTTGCTAATCTCTCCTGCTACCTCTTCAAGCTTGTTCGCATATTTCTTTCCGAACTCGTCAACTTGATCCGATGCGGTATGTAGCATACTGCTCAGCACAGCGAACTCACGCACACCTTGCTGGCTGAACATTTTAACTTCTGCTAGCTTCTTTTGCTGCTGATTCAGGCTATTGAAACCGGAATCAAGCTTCTTTACTACGTCAATAAGCGGCAGCATGAAACCTTGTGCATCCCTGAAATCCGAGATGTTCAGGTGCATATCCTTCAACGCCTGTGTTACCTTCTGCGTCGAAGCTGACAGGTCTTTGTAGAAGTTCTTCAGAGCCGTACCAGCCGACGTGCCTTGGATACCCAAGTTGGCGACAGCGGCAAGACCAAGAGCGATGTCTTGCAGTGTAGCGCCGTAAACCTCACCAACAGCGGCAGCAGATTTAAACGCATTCGAGATGCTGTCAACGCTGGACATAGACGCAGCAGCGGTTTTTGCGATAACGTCCCCAACATGGTCGTACGCATCAGCCGAGTAGCCTAGCGCAGTACCAACCTGTACCAGAGTCTCCGCCGATTTCTCAACAGATACACCGCCTGCAATGGACAGGCTAAGAGCTGCGCCGACGCCTTGCATAGCTTGCTTGGCGTTCAAGCCAGCCAGAGTCAGGACGTTCAGCGCCTCCGCTACGTCTCGCGGCCCTTGGGCACCTTTTCCGAGGTCAGAAATCGCAGCAGACATCTTCGCAACATCTTCTACTGAAGCTCCGCCAAGTACGCGGATTTGTTCAAGAGTCTGCTCTACATCTTTACCTACACTGACAATACCCTTCAGGGACGCGCCGATGGCGATACCGATACCCATTCCGGCAAGGTTCCCGTACGTTACCCACAGCGCACCAAGTGTGCCCGACAAACCCCGAGCCAAGGCATGTGCTTCAGCCATAGCGTCGTTATTTGCACGAGTAGTAGCAGTAGCACGAGTCTGAGACTGTGACATCTGGTTGATAACAGCAGTCAGCGACGTAATGGCAGTAATAAGAGCCGTAGCCTGTGCCACACCCCCTGTCATCATGCCGTTAACACCGACCACAGACGTTCCCAGCTTCTTTACAGCCTGTTCCGCCTTATCGGCAGACGTGGCAAGGTTATCCAATTGCTTCGCAGCAGTTTGGATACCTGTACTTTTTACCTCAACTACAAGTTGGCTGATATCTTGTGTTGCCATACTATTCCCTTATAAACGCTCAGTCTCTTTTTTGCGCATTCAGCATCGAAGCGAACACATCTTCTACCTTATGTTCAACCATCTCCCTGACGACCTCATCCTTTTGGTCTTCAACGACCGGGATGTACGGAGCCTTAGCCCCTTTCTTGCTTGCCACTGAATACTCAGCACAGTACGACCTGCTGAGCCTCCAGACGGCTCTATATTCTTTAGGGCTCAACACACCAACGAAATCGTTACATTCAGCCCACGCTTTAATCTCACTCCACGACAAACCGACCAGACCCATTCCTGTAGGGTTAGCTACACCGACAGAATGCAAAAGAGCCACGAGATACCCCGCAGCTTCCGAAATCTCGGGCATTGGAATTTCTCGTAGCTCTTGTAGAGATACTGTCGGAGTGTCGGGGATCGAGCCATCATCCTCTTCCCCAGAGTCGTCCAGCGAGGCAACGTTACCGGACGTTACCTGCCTTATTTGCTCCGCTCGGCTTAGCTTTTGACCATCTGGTACAGCGTTGTAATACGCCTCTTGACGGACGTAAAGTTCAGCCTCATCGACTGTTACTTGAAAAGCTCGATAGTACCCAGTGCTTCATCGATTTGTTGCTTAATAAACGAAATCGAATCATCAGCCAGCATTGCACGGAACTGTGCATCCGTCTTGACCGGCTCACCGTCGTAAGACAGGTTTTCCGAATCGAGGCAGCAAGCCACCAGCAGCTCGATACCTTCCTGCTTTTGTTCTTCTGCTGTCAGCTTCTTGTTACCCCGCTTGATCCCACGGTTAACCATAGCGTTCACAGCAAGACGATACTCACGCGAGCCGGTCGAAGCGATAGTCACGGTAACTGGATTCTTACCCAGCGGGTCAAGTTGGCCGTCGTCGTTGACGAACAGGTCTTCGTCGGTGAACGGGTTCTTCAGGTGAAGAACAGTAGATTCTTTGATTGCTAGCGATTTTACGTCAAACATGTTATAGTCCTTTGTGTGGTAGGTTGCGGCATTATTTGCCTAAGTAATGCTACTAACGTAGCTCTCTGCGCTTGTACCGTGATTGTACACTACGTACAACATGATGTCAAGTTTTGCTTGCACTGCGTAGAGAGCTATGTTAGAAGCCCCGCCGAAGCGGGGTATGCTGCATTAAGCAGTCTGGTTCGTCGTAACGATGTCGTTGTCGATTTCTACGTCAACGGTCAGGCCGGTGATCTGGTCAACCGATCCAACTTCGAGCGTCCAACCCATCACCTGAGCGGTGAAGTAGTAAGTCGTACCCGACTGGGTTACAACCTTGAACGCATACGACACGTCTTGGTCCGAAGCAGCTTTGATTGCGATCTGTCCGTTGTCCAGAATCGAATCACCAAGCTTCAGGGACAGGGTGCCGTTGTTGTACGAACCCTTACGCTTAACCGTCTGGCGCGAGCCGAGCGGGTTAAATGAAACTAGGTTGTACTTTTTACCGAACGATCCAAGGTCGGTTAGCTCGCCAATCTGGATGTACGATGCGCTACCAAAGGTTGTAGCATCGTATGTTGACGACAGGGCACTAGGCGCAGCGGACGGGGCCGAGCCAGTACCAGAGATGAACAGTTGTGTACCAGCACTGGTACGTACTTTAGAAACAGCCATTATTTACTCCTTCAAATATTAGTTGGTCAGCAGCGTGATGATTGCACCAGTAGCCCCTGCAACAGTCACAGTTCCGTTACCCGCAAGGTACGGTGCGATTGTGTCTAGGACGATGTGGTACGTCGTGCTAGCTGCAATCGTTAGCGACAGACCGGCAGTGAGGTTCGTAGTAAGTCCTGCAACGCCCGGAACAGGGAACGCAGCGGACGGGGCTGAGCCCTTAATCGTCACGGTGAGCGATCCAGCAGTGTTGTTATGAATTTCAAGCACTTGGCTGGTGTTAGGTACGTAAGTGAAAGTGTCGGACGCTGATGCCGTGTTACGGTTTACAAGCGCCACGCCACCGCGAACTGTTGAGTTCAGAGTTGCCATTTATTTTCCTTCGAAGAAAAGTTATTATGATTCAATTCGGTAGTTGCCACGAACCGGGACGAATGCGTACCCGTCGATAATGCTTCCACGCGACCAACTTAGGGGCTGCTCAATACTAATTGTCCCCACCTTTGGTAGTACTGGAAAAAGTGCTACGATTGAATTTCCAAGCGCTTCCACTTCCCCCATTCCTTTTCCAGCCGGGGCGTAACAGTTGACTTGGAATATTCCTTGTTCTCGTACGCCGTCCGCTGATACATTCCGCAGCTTGCTATCTGACCCAAGCATATACACTTCAAGGTAAGAGCCACTTGCGGGCTTTGTAAAATTAACGCCTTCAAAGGCGACTGGGATCGGAGGCGTTTGCGCTTTCGCCCAGTTGTTAATTCGTGTTTCGATTTCTGATCGAGCTGTCATTACGGCCTCTTATATTTCGGGACAACTTTAATGAAGGCTTTGCCGATCATCGCGTAAGGTCCGACACGTCCAGTCCACTCAGGCGTAGGCCAACCGGCGTATTCTGCACGGAAACCGTACGGAGTCGAGTTTGACAAGCTGACACTGCTGTCACCGCCTACGAAGCCCGTATAGGTCTTCAGAGACGCGATCTGTGTCAGGCTGGACATTCCGTCCTTACTAGCCGAGTTTTCGTTGTAGGAGCTGTTATACGCGCTTCCTGTGTCAGCGTACCAGTTGTTAATCAACACGCCCTTATCGACTGGCGTACCGTGCACAACCTCTGTGAACAATTCCGTAGCAATGTTTACGATCTTATCGTTTACTTGGCGTTTTACTTTGTCCCGGCTTGCTCGTATAGAGTCTGCGAAGCCCATTAAGCCCTCGCATAAATCTCGTACAGGTAGCTCTTTGCTCCTGATGGGTTGTGATCCTTGACCACCTTAACGTTCCATCGCTTACCCTCGAACATGATGTAGTCTACTTCAGCTCGTGGGAGAGGGGTATCGTCGGCAGGCTGGATGAAAATCCACTTGTCTCCGGTTTGTACGGTAGTTCCGTCTCTAGCAAGCATACCCAGCGACTTTTGAATATAGTCTTGAGCGATGACACGGACTGGATATTCGGTAACAGATGGCGTGGAAGTGGATGTTTCAGGGTCGTACGTTCCTTCCCCAGTATCCACTACCAACGTTGCGTCTCCGCCGAACCGGCTCATCATCAAAACAACTGTGCTGATAAGCGGGTCAACCATTAGTAGAACCTTCCGATAGTGCTGAACGGATCGTTAGGAATCGTAGTTGGCGGCAGAGCCATCAAATGCATATCCTGCGATTGCGTTGTCGTGATGTAGTTATCGTTCCAATCTCTCTGGAACTGAACAAGCGGAAGTTCCACTACCTGCCCGAATTCGTTCTTAACTTGCGCTACGTATGGCATCGGTGCGATATCCATGAAGTTCGGGTTCAGGATCGTCGCTTTAACGAATGCAAGGTAGTTGTTGAACCACTCTGCACCGAACACTTCGATCTGCGCTAGTTTCTGGTGTGTCTGCCCCGTCAGCATCGCAAGGATGTATTGGGCTACCAGAACGCTCGCTTTCGGGAGGTTATTATTCGTATCCTGCAATGCCGAGATATAAACCGAGTCAGGCATCAACGGAAGATCGGAGAAATCACCGACCCGGAGGCGCATCTTACCTACGGGTGTTGTTGGATCAAGAAGTGCCATGATGTTCCTTTCAATGTTATCTATGAAGGCTAGGTACGGAATTAACCGTTTGACATGGAACGTAACCTTCATAGATAACAGACCCCGAAGGGTCTGTTTTCAAGCATTAGTTGCTTGTGGTAGCCTTCACAACCATCAGCGGCTTCAGCAGCGCGTTGATGAAGTTCGACTCCGATTCGATGGTGTAGGCAGTGCCATTCGGTGCCATCGTTTCGAACACGTAGACTTGTTCACCCAGCGTATTCACCAGACCGAAACGGTTAGCTGGCGAGAAGTAGGTTTTGAAGAAGTCCGTACCAGTTGGTACGAAGTACGCATCAGCAGCCGGGATCAGGCGAGTACCGTTGTAAGCATCGCGCATTTCGATGAACGTTACACCCATGAATTCCCACGTACGACGCATTCCAACTGCGCTACCATCTGCCGACTGACGACGACGCAGCGGTTCGCTGGTCGAAGTGTAGTACTGGTAAGCCTGCTTAACTACCGGGTGGGTAATCAGCTTTTGGAAGAACGTTGTACCGCACAGAGCGACGATACCCGTGTAGTTCACTTGACCGCTGTTGTCCTGAATCTGTGCCAGAACAGTTTCGATCATTGTCGAAATCTCAGTGGTCGAAGTACCCAGCAGGAAGTCAACAGCAGCAGGACGAGCCCCACCAGTCATTTCCTGATACCAGTCTTGCGACACAGTACCGTTTGGAGCGTAGACAGTGCCGCTCACAATCGCTTGTGCACGGGCTGCTTCCAGCGTCCATGCGTGGTTTTGGCGGATACGAGCCAGCTTACGAGCGCGCACGAGGTCCAGCGTTTCAGCTTCCGAAGCCGATCCGTAGGCGCGTTTGCCTTGGATGTCTTGCGGATAGATCGCATCTTCGTATGGAAAGTGCGGAACGGTGAACGAGTGCATTTTGCGCTGTTGGTCACGGCCCACGCTTGCACGGTCGCCGCGAACACGGTCAACGATCAGTTGGCCGTCTTTGATGATTTCTTCGAACACAACCACGTGTTCAGCAACCGATTCCTCTTGGAAGATGCCCAGTTGGCCCAGCAGACCCCACTGGTTCGGAACGGTGTTTACTTCTTGGGTCCAGTCAACGACACTGAAGCCGTTACCAAAATCGCGAACGATCATTTGTTATTCCTTTGATTGGTTAATTAGAACGAGGCTTCAACGAGGATGCCAACGGTTTTCAGCGAGTCGTATGCAGCCTGCTTCTGTGTAGCAGTGCCGAACGATGCGTCCAGTTTCAGAGCCTCTTTAGCGACGATTACTTTGCCGCGAGTCAGGGCCAGAGCTGGAGTGTCCGTTGCAGCTACCAGAGTGGTATCAACGATTGCACCCATCTTGCCGTCACCTAGATAGATAGCGACAGGGTTTTGCGAACCATCAGCGGCGTTCTGTACGGAGACTTTGTATTTACCCGTAGCAGTCACTTTGCCCAGAACCGTACCCAGCGTGTAGGTAGGAGTACCGGCTTCGTTTGCGGTGATGACATCAGTGTGGAACTCAAAACGCTCCGGAGTGTCGCTCATTTTGACAAGCGAACCGAAACGAGAGTATTGGCCTTCAGTTGCGAAAACTGGCATGTTACATTCCTTTATGGATTAGTTGGATTGGTTATGGTCGATGGTCTTCAGGTAGTCCATCACACGCGAGCCACTGGTTTCAGCAGCGAGTTTTACAGCGTCGGTTGAACCTTCAACGCCGACTTCTTTGAAAGCCGGAGATGCTTCTTCGGTTTTCATTTTGTTCGACATAGCACCGACTGCTACATCAAACGCTGCGTCGTCCAGAGAGGCCAGTGCTGCTTGCAGACTGGTTGCTTGCTCTGTTCCGACTACTTCCGCCAGTTTTGCAGTGCGAGCTGCAACCTTTGCTTCGGCTGATGCTTTAGCTTGCGCTGCTTTGAATTCGGTAGCTGCTTCGACCAGTGCGGTCAGTTCAGCAATCTTCGAATCCTTATCAGCCAGTTCTGCAACCTTGCCGTTCAGTTGTTCGGTAAGAGCCGATACAGTGGCTTCCAGAGTTGCGACTTGGCCGCTCATCGAAGCGACAGCATCGCGCATGCCATTCAGATCAAGTGCCATAAGGCTTGCTTGCTCTTTTTGGTCTTGGGTTAGTTCCACTGCCATGTCGGCTCCTTCATGTGTTGTTTCTGCTTGCGCAGCGTCCGGTTTTGCACCGAACATTCGTTTAAGTACGTCCTTCAAAATGGCTCCTTATTGCGATAGATATTCAGCGAACTGTTCGTTCGTCATGATCGAATTAATCAGTCCCATCGAAAGAGCTTTGTTAGCACGGAACATCGAAGCCTCTGTAGCTTTGATTTCCTCTGTCGAAAGGCCGGTGTATTTCGATACGTGCGCTACGAATTCGCCGTACAGTTCATTCACACTCTCTTGAAGCGATTCAATGAACTCGTCTCGGAAGTCGCCATCCGCGTCGAACGGAATCTTGTTGGCTCCCGCTGTTACGAACGTACGTGTGATTCCTGCTTGTTCAAGCTGCTTGCTGTTGTTCATCAGGGCGATCAGGACGCCGATGCTTCCGACTTGGCCTTGCGGATGGCACACAACCTCATCAGACAGTACGCACAGAGCGTATGCTGCGGATGCTGCGCAATCCTGAACGTACGAAATCAGGTAGACATCGTTGTCGTCAGCCATTTTGCGGATGGCGTCTGCGGTCTGGAAGCAATTGAATGCTTCACCACCACCGGAGCTGATATCGAATACAATCTTCTTGCATCCCATTCCGATCAGCTCATCCATCTGGTTCAACAGTCCTGCGTAACTTGTTCCGGTCGCTCCGCACAGCGATTCGACTGGTTTGTTTGTCAGGCTTCCGTGGATGTTAATCAGGCCAATCTTCCCTACGTTTGAGGGTTTATCCAGATCAGCGGAAACAGTTTCTACTTGTGCCAGCATCCCAGTATTGCGGAGGTCCAGATACGATGTGATCGCTCCGAAAGCCTCCGCTGAAATGAGATGCGGCTTGTTGTACAGATCAGCGGTCAATCTGCGAACAGGCCGTTGCATTGTCATGTTGGATTCCTTATCCTGTGTTGTCTCGATTTCTCGCTGACTTGTCCTGCTTACTGGACTTGCCACCGATATCTGCCGTACCTTCGCCGGATTTACCTACCGCCATGCCGTCACCGGAGCGACTTGCGTTACCCGTCAGATTTTCTTTATCGACAGGCTCATCAACAGGTAGCGGTTCCACGCCAAGGACTTCACGAGTCTTGTTCAGGATCGGACGGTCAATTTCAACCAGACCAACAGATGCCGCACGTTGCAAGGCTTTCGACCACGCTTCGCTATCGACTTCGTTCACGTCACCGAATTCAAATGTCGGAAGACGATCTTGGTTCCAGCCATTCAATGCGAACAGTTGCGGGATCAGATCGTTGTTCAGGACATCACGGATTTCGTTCAGTCTGTGTTCAATCGCCATTTTGCAGAGAATGCCTGCTTCCTCTTCTGTCGCTGTCAACACTCGCGTGGATAGCGCAGTACGGATATCTTCCTGCAAAGCTGCGATAATTGCCGGGATGTCGAATTTGTTGTGGCCTTTTGCTTCCATCAACGTAAATTCGAATTGCTTGTTACCACCATCATCCAACACCAGCGGCATCACTAGGGAGCGCTGTTTGCCGTCTGCGATTGCTTGAGCGGCATTCAGGTACGCTTGGTACACTGCACGCTCGGAGTCGCTTGCGTCATTCGCCATAAACTTCGGCGGAATGTAGATGACCGGCACAGAAGCAATGTCTTTCGACACACCAAGCATCAACTGGTCTTTAAGCAGTGTTAGCTGCTTATATGGTAGGTACACCGATTTCAGGATCGACTTACCTTCGGGGTTACCTTTCACGCTGTCAGCGGAGAACAACATGAACTTCGAACGATCGATTGTAATCAGTCCGTTCGGGTCAGCCAGATTTTGGAATCGAGCCGAGTTTTCCATGTTGCGAATGCTTTGACCTACGCTCAACAGCTCACGACCATCTTCGGAGAAATTCCAGTGGCGAATCGTGTCTTGAGGGCGTGTTGCGATCTTGCGTAGCCCTACCAAACCATCGTTGTACTTGCTCCCGTTCCTTTGTAGGCGGCGGCGAAATACTTTCTCTTGAATGGAGAAGCCGTATTCGATGTACGTTACGACTTCAGCCATAAACTGGGGCCATGACCCTTCCATGTCAAACATACAGCTTTCAACGAACTCTGCACGCTGCTTGTCAGTCGCAGTGGCATTATCTGGCGGAGCTACATGCCAGTCTACGCCGGTAATCATCATTCGGTAGATACCAAGCGATGCTGCGATTGTCGGGTCGGTCTTCATTTCCGTAACAGTTTTCAGGAACTCAGGGAATCGGAAGACTCGATTCTGTTCCTCAAGGATTCGACCGCTCATGGTCGTCAGGCCGGAGAAACCGACCTCACTCAAACTGATACGTGGGATTACTGTATTTGGGTCGGCCCCAAGGCCGCTCTGCTCTTTCTCAGCCATTAGTTGCCTTCCATTTCATATAGTCGGAGTCCTTCGAGGGAATCCAACCAGATTTAAATTTATCCGTTATTGCTGTGAGCTGCCGGAAAGTAAATGAGCCGTAAGCTTTCGCAAGGCGGCGATGGCCGCACGCCGGTATCGTTAGATACGTTTCATAAAGCGACTCTGCAACTCGCCAAACAGCTACGTTCGCTCTACCGTTGTCCCAGTCCTTAAACCTACCAGATGTTGACGCTTTCCGAGTACTAACCATCTTTGATACGGTGTCAGGCGAAAGTTTCTTCCCTTGCCTAATTGCAGACATGCGTGATTTAGTCTCGTCACTGTGCTTCATTCCGCGCGTTGAGGGTATATCACCACCCACTGCGCAGTTCCAGCCTATCCTTGAAGATGGTCGAAGACTACGTTCTATCGTGTAGCAGTAGTCGCTGTCACCCTCCACTATGGTATCTACGGCGACCTTATCTCGGTACTTTCGAATAGCTTTGTGGACAGTATATTGCGAGCCCCGCCTTGCATCGCTGCTGTGTTTCACGAATCGCTTTGCGGCTGTAGTATTGCTCACACCTACGTAGCCTTGAGAAGCAATATCAGTGTGCTCTGGAAGGTGTAGCCAGTAGACAACTGCCATAGTGCTCCTTCTTTACTGTATATGCGCTATTGTACACTACGTAGTGCTCCTTGTCAAGTTTCGACCATTTCCATGTATTCAATAACGTCTGGTGGAACGGTTTTTGCTACAAAACATTCCGTATATCCGTCGAACGATAAGTCTGGGCGTTCGTAACCAGCACTACTTACCATAGAAAGTAGTTCCGCTTCTGCTCTGACGCACTTCTCTCCGTCCTCAAATTTTACGTACTTTACGATGTCGAATTTTACGCCAGCCCTACTTGAGACGAATTTAGCTCTGACACTAACTTCTGAATTTGTTATCCCTATTTTGAATATACCGTTTGATTGCAAAACGTACAGGTAGCCCGCCTTCTTCTTATCGAATCCGCCCCTTCCTCTGTGGCACTTCTGACACCCTACACCACGTACCGAGTGATTACCTGCATGTACAGTAAACTTCTCGTTGCAAGTTCTGCATAGGACTTCAATCTTTGATGCTTGGTTAACAAAGTCAATATAAGAGTAGTCGTACAAGTCCCCATGCTTTTTGATGCATTTATTGATAAACGCTGTCTTTCTTTTCTCGTAAGCCTTGCAAATGCTACAGCCCTTACTTAAGACGTACTCTCCATGCTTGCCGCACACTGCTCTTTCTGCTTTTGGACGGCCAATAGGGCTACAAGCATTGCACCCATAACCTCCGTACGCGTGGTTATTATGTTGAATAAGGAAGTCGCCGTGTACTCTGCACGTAACAACAACTTTCTGACATTGACCGTTATACCTAGTTCGGCTGTAGTCGTACCTGTCTCCGTGTTTTTTAACGTATAAGGCGATAGCCTCGTCGTTCGTCAGAGTCTTCCGCATACTTCCTCCAAAAAGTTGAATATAATGTGATGGTACACTACGTACCCTTATTTGTCAACTTTTTGCCACACTACCTATTTACGGAAGCTAGATAGTGTGGTAGTAAGCGTTTAAACGAACGTCGGCACAGGACTGGGCCTTGACAAATCAGGAACAACGAAGTCAGGGATGTTCCCGTTCTTCGCTAGGTAGTTGAATGCGTCCGCACAGGCGTCAACCTGATCGTTCTTCTCCGCACGGATACCTTGGAAGTGTTCCAGCTCCACGAAGAAATCCTCGTTCCAGTCTCCGCGTACCACGTCCACGAGGCCAGCTTCGGCCAGTGAACAGAACGGCAGGAAGCGTTGCATCTTGCTGTTGTGGCCCGAAATCGGGATGCCCTTGACCGTGATCCCCTCTTCTGCCAGTTCCTTCGTGAAGAACTGGGTAGCAGCCTTACCACCACCGTTATCCTTCGGGATCGTCACTGGGACACCAAGTCCGTCCTCGTGCACCGCTGTGTCGATAATCATCTTGACAACGCCGTCGGTCAACTTCTGGTCCCGCTTCACATGCTCCACTACGTAGCGGCCCGTCTTCGTGCGGCTCATCAGGACGCCAGCAGTCCAGTCGGGGTCCGGATACGTTTCGCTTGGAACGGAGTGCGCCAAGTCCCACGAGCGGACACGTCCTGTCACTTCAACAGGGGCATGTTCCACCATCGTTACCCAGCTACGGTTGAAGTTACTGTTACCTTCGGGCACAGCAGTCCACGAGCCATGCAAGAATCGCAACTGCGACACCCGCGTACCGGACAGCAGGTTGGCGAGGTAATCTGGGTTGTTCTTCAATAGCACCGGGTTCGAGTAGATGTCCATCGGGATGAACCGGAAGGACGTTGGCTTGAACGTAACACGTCCCTTGTTCGGATCGCGGTTCAGGCCGGGGCCGTGGTTTTCGTACAGCTCGTCGTGGGAATCTCCCCACAGAACCTTACCTCCGCGTACGATGAAGTAACGGGTACGGTTCTCTGTTCCTTCCACCGGCACGCCAGTTTCAGGATCGAGGCAGTATTGTACGAACGGGTACAGCCAGCTATTACGGTTCGGGTTGCAGGTAATGATCATACCCAGCTTCCCTTTGTATCGTGCACCACGGATACGCTCTTTCAGCGCAAGGATATCTTCCAGTTGGAATTCAGCGCCTTCGTCGACGATAATATTCGTTGCCTGCCAACCCTGAACTTCTTGGCGGTCTGCTGGCATAGCGACGAATTTAACGACAGCCCCGTTCGGGAAGTGCCATTCAAGTGGTTGTAGCTTGAAATCTGCACCGAATTGCTTGTAGAGATACTTGGATTCATCCACAAGACCTCCGACAGCCTTCAGTACCGGGTACGTCAGACGTACGATCAGCACGCGAGCTGCCGGGTCGGTCATGCAGAAGTTGAGGGCTTTAAGCAGTGCCAGATACGATTTTCCGCCTCCGGCCCCGCCTCCGATAAGCAGCATATCGGTTGTATTGTCCGTCAAAACCATCCGCTGCTTTTCAGAGCATGGCCCTAGAACCAATTGTTCTTCTTCGTACGCCTGCTCTACGCTTTCAGGGATTGACTTCTTTTTCGCCATGCTCTTACTCCTTTATTTCGTGATATCCTGAGTAAACAGGTACACGTCTTTATCTAACGTAAGGACACGTCCGTACGAATCCGTCATCTGGACATCGTAGTAGAAATATCCCACTTGGTTTGCCTGATCCGCTGTCGGGGAGAATTCAACGATCCCCGTCTCCGGGGCACTAATTACTCCGTCCAGTTGATATACTTGGGTAGTCGTATCCACCGGGTCCGGAACGGTACTGATTGTCATTTTGAATGAGCACCCGGTAAGGTTCACTACACCACGCGTTTTTGCGTTAGTGACTGTGAAACTATCCGAAGCCGTATCTCCACGAGTGCGAGTAATTTGCATTTCGTCCTCAATTAAGGTTAAGTTTCAACGCCATGTCATTCAGCGTCAGTTTGTACGGAGACAGAATCAACGTGATCGCGAACTTGTCACCCGATGCCGTGTAATGCAGGCCACCTCCTGTTACACCAGAGACAGTTGCCTTACCCCCAGAGCTACCGATAGCTGCCGCGACGTATGCCGCAATCGCCTGCACCTGTGCTGCTGACACCGAAACGCCGCTGGCCCCGTAAATGGCGATTGTCAGGCCGTTTACCGTAGCGAGTCCTGTTGCAGTTCCAGACGCGCATGCGAGGATTACCCCGTCGCCTGATGCTGAAGATGCTCCAGAAGAGTTAGCAACCGTTGACACACGAGAGATACTTGTCCCGGTAATCAGAGATGTACCTGACGCGTTCGCAGATGTGCTACTGATCGATCCACCACTTCCAGAGACGGTAGCTGATCCAATAGCGTTTGCGACAGCATTGTAAAATGCACTTACTACTGCCGTTGCGCTCGACGTGCCAATTGCCGTTCCGCTTGCGGTTCCGTCCGCCGGAGTTAGACCGACGCCTGTTCCAGATACGACAGACGTGCCAACGGCGGCGCCACTCGCCGAGAACAGTGCCAAGCCTCCGGCTATGTTTCCCGCAGAGCCAGCCGTATTAGCTTGGACGCTCCATACCGAATACGCATTCCCAGAAACCGTTGCGGTACTGGTGCTTGACCCGTTGGATACTGTTACAGTCACGCCTGTCCCGCTTACTGTAGAGCTGGCTTGCGCACTTCCTGTGCCGTATGCAACGCTAATACTTGCACCCGCCGCTGTACTGCTACATGCTGATGATGCAGATGACTGGAACAAGCTAACGCTTCCTGCGGACGTGGCAGAACTTCCCGTGCTCGACGGGTACGCGTTGAACACAGCCAATGCAACGGCTGTAAGGCTTGATACTCCTACTGAGCTACCTGAAGCAGAGAACAGCCCATCCGCCGCTGGGGCAACCAACAAACGCCGCGACGGCGGTTTGAAAAATTGCCACGGGTTAGCGGACCACAGCTTTACCTCGCCCGCTCCTAATGCGCGGTTATACACATCGGCTTTGTAAAGACGCGTTCCGTTTGGGACGTGCTCGCTACCGGCACCCAGATAATACTGGACGTTCAGTGTGAACGTTCGAGCGTTTGTGAACGTGCCAGCGGGACTTCCGTTGATGTAAAACGCGCCATTCGTCCCGTCAAACGTTACAGCAATATCAATATCAACACCGTAGGTGACTGAGGTCGTTGAGGAACCTAGGACGGCTTGACCTTGAGCGAGTAATTGCACCTTCCCAGTACTGTTATCGACCCGGATGTAGATACCGCCTCCGGTAGCGGAGGCACAGCCGTAGAGTGCAGAGATTGAGCCGGACACTAAACGGCATCGTGCAAGGAAACTAAATTTACTGGACCCCGGCGAACCAGAGCCCGACGAATCTCCAACGGCGAGATCGGGACTGAAAGTTATACCTGTTCCGGTGTTGTCAAAATTAATGTAATAACCGTTCGGCCCGAGAATCCATTTATCACCAAACGTGCCACCCGTTCCAGCTCCAAACGTGCCGTGGGCGCGGCCAGTGGCATCGTATGCCTTGGTATCGCCATAGGTGTTCAAGCCCCACGCATGCACCAAACCTTGTGCAAGCGAGTTGCCCCAATCGATTTGCGCAAATTGTTGGGGCTGGCGCGTCCTTTTGCGCCGGGTGATAAGCGCTGCCATTACGTATATTGCGCTGCTGCCGCTAGCGCTTTAAGTGTCCAGTTCACCGATACCGTTTGACCGGACCTGTTCAGAATGTACACGTTGTACAGCACCGGCATGAGGTCCACGACGGCAGACTGGAAAAGCATAAGAGTATTCGCTGTAGGCGCTTTCGGGGCAATGAACACACCCTGTAACATCGCTGACGGGATGTAAGATGCACCTGCTGTCGTATCAATGTCGGGGAAGTTCGTACCGTCGATGGCTGGCACGAGATATAGTTCCGCAACGTTCGTACCGGCCGTGATACCTGTCGCAGTTGCCCACTGAGCTGTAAGTGAGAACAGCGCTGAAAACATGTCGGCCGCGTTTCCCCCAGTACGGCAGTCCAACGTCCCCGCGAGACCTGATGAACCGTTAGTTAGCGATGAACCCGTGCTAGTTACGGTTACAATTGCCTGCTCTTTTAATAGAATACTACCGGCCATTATTTACTCCCCCATGCGTCCAAAACATCCCTCGCAGTCGGAAGCGGGATTCCAAGTGCGTCTGCCCTGCTTGCTGGCTGTTTTGCTCTGTTAATTAGATCATCCACCTGAGCTTGCGTACAGATTCCAGTTTGAACCCACGCAGCTAGCATTCCTTGAATGTCAGCTTCTTCAATGTGAATTTGGTCGCCCGATGCAAAGACGTCTCGGATTACTAAGCAAGAAGCTCTACACGGATGTGATGTGTTATTGCTCGCGTCTACGATAGCTGCATACGGGCCTGAAGCGGCCCAAGCTTTCGCTGTGGTAGAGCGAAGCGGTCTTACAACCATCTCAGTTTGTAGACTTAGAAGTTCTACCACTTTCGTAGGATCGTCGGGGAGGAAGGCCGCATAGCCTTTTCCTGCCGGATCATTCACCAATTCGTCCGTCAAAATATTCAACATATATGCGTCCTCCCACCTAATTAATCTTCTGTTACCAGACCCGCAGCCGTAGTAATACGCGGTTGCACGCCAACGTTCATTACGATATTTGGTGACAGCGTACCGCTGTACAGAAGCTTACCAGCACCGCTTGACGACGTTCCGACACCAAAATGGGTAAGGTTTCCGCCCGGAGCTGCTGTGCACTGTCCGAAGTCGCCGTTAGCCGTTAGGTTCACAGAGTTACCTGTCACAGTAAAGCCAGCAGACGAACGGGCGACAGCGATACGAGCATAGCCAGTGTATGCGGTCTCGTTGGTAGACTGCGTGCCGGTTTCGCCCGGATCGGCTGTGTGTAGCGACAAGTAAAGGCTTCCTACTGTGCCTGCTGGTAGGAGCCCGGTAGCGTCACCAATAAGAGACGCACCAACGTTGTTAAAGACCAGCTTCAGGAGGTCGTTTTCCCATGTATCCGATTTGCTCATTTCTATTTCCTCTTGGTTAAATAATGCCCGGACAACCGGGCATGCAGTTATTACAGGTACAATCCGCCTGTTCCGGTATCCGTGTATCCTGCTGCGTTACCCGGCATGATCGTATTAGCTGCTCCATACGATTGAACCAAGCCTCCAGCATAAACGTAGAACTTGGTGCCAGTGCTGCCCGTAATCGTGAACGATGTATCGTTGATGAATAGGTTCGCTCTGTTGTACACGTTCGTGAAGTTTGCGGAGAACGTGATGTTAGTAGCATCGATTGGTGCGCCCTTAACGACCGTCCCACCTGCAATCTCCCAGTGAGTTCTCGCGTTGCCGGTGATCTTGTAAGAAGCGCCGGTATCAATCTCGGCACCCGTACCAACCTTCATATGCGCCAAGTTACAAGTCCCAAATTGACAGCCCGCGTCCACGTACACGAACGAACCTTGCCCGTACGTGTTAATGGCATTGCCGCTGCTTGATGCCAGAGTTAGTCCATTGATAGTCACGCGAGCGCCATTTTTCACCGTAAGCGCATCCCCGACCGTGGAGAACTTAACGTTACCCGGCGTGGTGCTGTTACCTACGATGGACAAGGTTGCGGCACCAAGGCCAGTCGGTTGCCCGCTGATCGTGATAGTTTCGGTCCATGTACCGTCTTGTACCTGAATCGTCACATTTTTACCTGCGCAGTCTAGCGTGCCGTAGATCACGTCTAACGCTTTCTGCACGGTCTGGAACGGATGAATGACGTTGTTGTAGTCCTTCATACCTGTATTGGCCGTATCACTACCGGTCGTACCATTCACGTAATAGGTGCGTGCCGAGCGCAGAACTTCCCGAGGACTCGCAGCAACGCCGCCATCGAGCGTGCCGTAGCCGATAGGCGTAGCAACAAGCATCTTGTCCCTCCAGTTCAACGGCAGATTAATCTCAATCGTATTAATCATCACAGGGAAGTAGCTGAGGTTCGAAGTGTAATTAGGACCAAACACAAAATCCGTCAGTGCTGACTGTGTACCAGCTCCTCCGGCATCGATCCACGGAGTAATGAACGTTGTACCAGTGTATCCGCCATCAAGATAGAATCCACAACCTCCAGTAGTGCCCATTTGGTTGTAATATCCGCCGCACATGTTGATCTGGCAGTTAAACATCAACCCTTGGAACCAGAAATTCTTACAGTTGTTGACTCGGCCTTCGAATGCAATTCGCTCGAAGAAATTGCCGAGGAAGCTGCCAATAATATTGGTTGATTTAGTCCACAGGCCAACAAGATTGTTAGAACCTCGCAGGTCTGCGATTTGTCCGTGTTCAACCCATGTTGATAGGTCGTTGCTAGTAATATTCAGTTGGCACGCTGTACCGCCTGTATAGTCGTTGATGACAATATCACGCAGGGCATAGGTAACACTATCGTTGAATCTAACCCCGCCAAGCGCCGTTGCGCCGCCGCCGTTATAGACGTTAGCACCGTCACCCTGAATAATCACCGGCTTGTTGCCCAGCTTTCCACCGCAGTTAGCGTGAAAGAAATTCGTCTTGATGTCAAAGCACCATCCGGTGTGCGTCGGGTTGAAACTGTTTCCGCCCAACTCGACCAGAATTCCGCTGCCCATGTAGTAGGCCGTAGGGTCGATTACAATAGATGATCCAAACGAGTACCCGGCCATCATAAACGGGAAATACAACTTACCACCCTTGTTTGCATAAAGCGCTGCTAGGGCTGCGTTTACCGCCGCAGTATCGTCCGTTGAACCGCCCTTAGCTCCATATGCTGTAACGTCAAACACGCCAAGCTGCTGAATAGCTGAACTTGAAAGGCCAGCAATAACAAGTCGGCCATTGGAATCGACAGGTAGCTCGCTGTTAAACAGGTAGCTTCTCACGTTGGATGTGCCAGTGCCAGCAATGGCGACAAGCTCTCCATTTTCATTTAGCCCTACAGCGGGTGAAACTTTTAAACTTGTCATAGGTGTTCCATGTAGTTATAGAAGTGCAAAAAGCCGCCCCAGCAACGAGGCGGGAGCGGCATTAATTTGGCACACGCGGAATCGAATCGAACGTTCCTCAGTCCGGTTTGGAGCCGAACTCGCCGCCTTGGTACATGCGCGTGCATTGTGTTATACTGTATCTGGAACTCGCTTCACGGGTTTGGCCCCGTAGGCACAAACTCATGCAATCAACTGGACTGCTTGAGCGCTGTTCGATCCTGTCACCGAGTCTTACGGTGGAGTTCCCGGAGGGCTGCATTCGTGCAGCCTTTCGTCATTTGGCACCCAGCCTTGGTAACGCTCCAAGCCACCTACTTTCAAAGAGTAGTATCTGCCCTTGTCGATTTGCCGGGAATTGTTCTTGGTAGTCCTACTGT